AAATTAACGTCGCCATCACCGCAAAGCTGCCCCGTGAGCAGGCCGAAGTCCTGCTTAAAACGCTGCGCACCCAGTACTCAGCGCAGTTCAACGAGTACTGGTATGACGACCGCTTTCGCCTGATCCCCGAGGGTTTGCGACACGGCTCGCTGCTCGCCGCCTTCCCGATTATGGCGGCGCAAAAACGCCTGATTGGTGCCCTCAAACACAGCCTCGGCGAAGCGAAGTAAACGCCATGACCATGAAGCACGAACTACGCACCGACATCCTTCAGCGGCTTCTTTCCGATTACGGCCTCAAACACAAGGCCGGGAAATACATGCGCGAAGGCGAATGCCCGGCCTGCAGGAAGAAAGAGCTGTACGCCTTCCACGACGCCCCGTGGATGATCCGTTGCGGTCGGGGCAAGTGTGGGCAGACCTGGCATGTGAAGGAAATCTACGAGGATCTGTTCGACGATTGGAGCAAGCGCGCGCCCTCCTCCGACCAGTTCCCAACCGCGACTGCTCGAGCCTATCTGGAGTTTGCACGTGGCTTTCGCCTCGATCTGATTCAGGGCTGGTTTACTCAGGACACGTATTTCTCCGACACCTTGAATGCCGGCAGTGCGACGGTGCGTTTTGCCCTGGACAAGGGCGGTTACTGGGAACGGCTGATTGATCGGCCGCACCGCTTCGGCAAGATGAAAGCACGGTTTAAACCGGGTGATAGTCCGCGTGGCGTGTGGTGGTGCCCGCCTTGTGTCGAGCTGCTGGACGTCAAAGAGCTGTGGATCGTCGAGGGTATTTTCGACGCCATTGCTCTGGTGCATAACGGCTTTGCAGCGGTATCGGCGATGTCGTCCGGCGCCTACCCCGAAGAATCGTTGAAAGAGCTGTCACGACAACGCGGCGGCAAGCTACCCAAATTGATTTGGGCGCTGGACAACGAACCCGGCGCGCACAAATACACCAAGCGTTGGGTGCGTCAGGCCCGTGCCTTGGGCTATGAATGCGAAGCCGCGCAAATTCCTCAACCGGATAGCCGCAAGGTTGATTGGAATGACCTGCATCAGCGCTGGGCTTTCATCGATGACGAAACGCTACGCGCCGAGCAGATCAAAAAAGACCTGGCTACCGCTCGCTACCATGGCTCCCTGTTGATCGCTGAAAGCGCATCAGAGAAAGGTGTGCTGATGTACGACTGGCGCGAGCGCCATGAATTTCACTTCGGCTTCGACAGCCGTTTGTACTGGTTCAAGATGGACCTGGAGAAGTTCAGCAAGGCCATGCTGACGCTTGAGAGTTCCGAGCGGCACGAAGACCAGCTACTCACTGAAGTGCAGCGCCGTCAAAAGGCTTTACGGCAATGCGGCGGCGTAGTGGAAATTGCCAACTGTTATCCGCAGGCATTGTATTTCCAACGCAATGAAGTGACCGACGAATCCTGGTACTACTTCCGTGTTGATTTCCCGCATGACAGCGGCAGCGTCAAAAACACCTTCACCGGTGGCCAGGTCGCCGCTGCCAGCGAGTTCAAGAAACGCCTGCTCAGCATGGCCGCCGGCGCGGTGTTCACCGGCAGCGGCAAGCAGCTCGACAAGATCATGAAGGATCAACTCTTCGGCCTGAAAACCGTGGCGACCATCGATTTTGTCGGCTACAGCAAACAGCACCGCTGTTACGTGTTCGGCGACCTCGCGGTGCGCAACGGCATCATCAGCGCGGTCAACAAAGAGGACTTTTTCGAGTTCGACAAGCTGCGGCTCAAGACACTGCAAAAGTCGATCACCATGCACATTCAGCGCGACAGCAAACAATACCGCGCCGACTGGTTACCAATGCTGTGGCTGTGCTTTGGCGCCAAGGGCATTGTCGCCCTGGCGTTCTGGTTTGGTTCGCTGTTCGCCGAGCAGATCCGGGCGCAGTACAAGTCCTTCCCCTTCCATGAGCTCACGGGAGAAGCCGGTGCAGGCAAAACTACGCTGCTGAACTTTCTGTGGAAACTGCTGGGGCGGGAGCACGAAGGGTTTGATCCCTCGAAATCAACCCGGGCCGGGCGTCAACGGGCTATGGGTCAGGTCTCTAACATGCCGGTCGTGTTTATCGAAGGCGATCGGAATGAGCCGGACAAGGTCCACGCCAAGAGCTTCGACTGGGACGAACTGAAGGATTTCTTCGGCGGCGGCACGCTCGGCACCAAGGGCATGAAAACCAGCGGCAACGAGACCTACGAACCGCCGTTTCGAGGGACCGTCGCCATCAGCCAGAACGCTGCAGTCAGCGCTTCCGAGGCAATCTTGACGCGGATTATCAAGTCGCACTTCACACGCCCAGAAGTGACCACAGAGAGCCGTGCAGCCGCTGACAACTTGAACCTGATGCCGGTTGAACAGTTGAGTCACTTTTTGCTGATGACGGTGCGGGCTGAACCACAGGTGATGGCAAAGTTCGCCGAGCGTGTGACGCTGCATGAGCAACGCCTGCGCAAGATCAAAGAAATCCGTGTTGAGCGGATCATCAAGAACCACAGCCAGATGATGGCCTTGGTGGATTGCCTGTGCCTGGTCTGCCCGCTGGATGAACACCAGGTGGTCACGACTCACCAGCAACTGACCACCATGGCACTGGAACGGCAAACCGCGATCAGCGCTGACCATCCCATGGTGGCGGAATTCTGGGAGGTCTTCGACTACCTGGAAAGCCTGGGTGAAGGGCCTCAGGTCAATCACAGCAACGACCCACAACTAATAGCGATCAATCTGAATGAATTCGCCGAGCTGGCCAGCGAACATCGGCAGAACCTGGCCGACCTGAAAACGCTCAGGTCACTGCTGACCGCCAGCCGTAGCCGTAAATGGCTTGAGAGCAATAAAGCGACGTACAGCGCCGTTCGTGCTTCACAAGCGGCGAATAACGCGATGACCAAAAAACCAACCACCGTACGCTGCTGGATATTTAAAAGTGCCTGACACAGGACAAATAGAGCATGACGATGTGCCTAGGACCCCACAAGGCGTCAGCCATGCAACGTTCCGCCAAGGAGGCGAGCTATGAGCAGCATTGAGTTTTTGACGCACGATCAAGTCTGCGAGCTGACCGCTGCACGGACAAAAGCCGGTCAATTGACCATTTTGAGCAAAAACGGCATTCGCCACACGATCAAACGCAATGGATGGCCATGTGTCACAACGGCCGCATTGATCGACAGCAAGCAGAGCCAATCAGTGGCGCCCGCCACTTGGCATCCAAGGAAAGCACTATAAATGGGTCGCAAGCCATCAATCCCCGGCAGCATCGCCCGTTTAAGGCAGCGTAAACAGCGTAGTGGTACTGTTTATTACTACTACGACACAGGATCGAAGCCGCGTCGGGAGATTCCACTTGGCTCTGATTACGGCTTAGCCATCCTCGAATACGCCAAGCTGGAGAAGTCTCGCGTCTCGGTTGCATTGGCGAAGACAGTACTTACCTTCGAATACGTGGCAAATCTCTATATGGAGGAAGTCGTACCTACCAAGGCTTCGGCAACCCAGAAGGACAACGCGCGCGAATTGAAGCAATTGCTCGTGTTCTTCAATGATCCACCTGCCCCACTTGAGGCAATTGAGCCACAGCATGTCAGACAGTACTTACGGTATCGCTCAAAAACGGCCCCTGTCCGCGCAAATCGCGAAAAGGCACTGCTCAGCTCAATCTGGAATTTCGCGCGTCAAAGCGGTTACACCTCGCTGGCTAACCCTTGTGCGGGGATAAAAGGAAACAAGGAGACCGGGCGGGACAACTATGTCGAGGATGACCTGCTATTGAAGGTCTACCAGCATGCGGAACAACCGCTGAAAGATGCTCTCGACCTCTTCTATCTCACAGCACAACGGGTTGCGGATACGTTAAAGATGGACGAGCGCGACATTCGCGATGGACAACTTACGGTTCAGCAAGGCAAAACCAGCGTGAAACGACGCATTGAAATAGTCGGCGAATTGAAAGTTGTGATCGATCGGATTATGGCTCGTAAGGCCGGCTACAAGATTCGATCTACTCGCCTGGTCGTAATGGAGAACGGGCAACCGATCACGAAAAGCATGCTCAGAAAGAGGTTTGATGATGCCCGGGAAGCTGCGGGCATCCCTAAAGCAGACTTTCAGATGCGAGATTTGCGGGCTAAGGCAGCGACGGATAAAGAGGAGTCGACAGGCAATATACGTGCAGCGCGCGATCAGTTGGGTCATACCACCGTTGGTATGACCGAGCAGTACATTCGGATGCGCAAAGGGATGAAGGTAACGCCCACTAAATGACCAGTGGTAACGAATTGCGGAGCAGAGATCGGTTTTTGCGGTGCAAAGAAACAAGGGCCTGCGTGAGGTATCTCACGCAAGCCCTTGATATATATGGTGCCCGAAGCCGGAATCGAACCGGCACGCCCTTACGAGCGGGGGATTTTAAGTCCCATGCGTCTACCAGTTTCGCCATTCGGGCGGTAGCGCGGTGTAGCAGTCTGGAGACTGA